GCACATAGTATAATACAACCATCTATGGCATTTGAATGTTTACAAGTTGAAAACTTTATAAAAGAATCATATTTCGATAATAACTACAATGAATTTATAAAATGGTGGGATGCTACAATAGTTCCTATAGTCACAGAATTACAATCAATGGTACAAAAAAATGAATCCCTTTGAGTATTGCAATGCAATAAATTATACTAAGAAAAATATTATGATAGATGATATCACAGAAAAAGCATATTCATCTTACATGGTAAATAGACAATTATCTTACTTTCCAGATACAGTTTTAGCTGCAAATGAAATGAACCGCAACCATCATATTGATAACCGTCTTCAATTTGATTTTTTTATAAATATAATTAGAAAACGTAAAAGGTTTTCTAAATGGTTTAAACCAGAACAAATTAGTGATTTGGAAGTAGTTAAACAGTATTATGGCTATAGCAACGAAAAAGCCCGTCAAGTTTTAACACTCCTATCCACTGATAATATAAAAGAATTGAAAAATAAGGTGGCTAAAGGTGGAAGAAAATAAAATAGTAGAATGGAACCCAGCAAGCATGCTCGAGGTGACATTGAATGAGCCGGACGATTTCCTTAAAATTAGAGAGACTCTTACTAGGATAGGAGTCGCATCTCGTAAAGACAATAAACTTTATCAGTCTTGTCACATCTTACATAAACAGGGTAGGTACTTCATTGTGCATTTTAAAGAACTCTTTTTATTAGATGGAAAAAAATCAAACTTAGAAGAAAACGATGTTGGCCGTAGAAATACTATAGCTACGTTGATGAGTGATTGGGGTCTATTAACTGTAGAAAATAAAGAACAGCTACAACCTATAGCACCACTAAGACAAATTAAGATAATCTCTTTTAAAGATAAAGATCAATGGGAATTATGTCCGAAATACAATATTGGTAATGCAACAAAGTAAAATTAAAGAAGCTTATAGAATATTCTTTTTAGTAAAAGGTCATCTTGACATTACTGACGATACTGCTCTAGCATGTTACGATAATTACTTTAAAAGATTATGGTACAATCAAGAAGCTTGGGTAAGAGAAGAAGCATTTGAAATAGCTTATAAAAAAAAATTTGGACCTACTGGTTTAAATTAAAAAAAAATATATTATATATATTATAGAGTCGCCGATAACCGGGACTCGTTTAACCTTGCTAGTCAATAGGAGGCAATTATGACTAAGAACTTTATTTATCCAAGAAACGCTTTTTTGGGTTTCGATCACATTTTCGACCAGCTAGAAAATATTCATAGCCACGCGAAAGATACTTATCCACCATACAATGTAGTTAAGCATGATAGTATGACATATGAGATTGAGATGGCAGTAGCCGGTTTCAAGAAAGATCATATCGATATTGAAATAAAAGATCATGTGTTAACGATTATTGGTGATAGACCAAAGCGTAGAGAACAAGACGCTTACGTCCATAAAGGTATCAGTGCTCGAAAGTTTAATAGGTCATTTAGACTGTCTGAATATACAGAAGTAGACGGTGCCGACATTCAGGATGGAATCCTTACTGTTAATCTTAAAGTAGTTCTACCAGAAGAGAAGCGACCTCGTAAAATTAAAATTAATTAATAACGAGGAAAAATAAATGACAACTCTAACTCAGGCTGTAAGTACAGCCACATGCCGGGTATGCGACGCAATTGCAGCCTGGGGCAAACGCACTCTATCAAATATTCAATACAATAGACAAATGGCAGCCAATAGACGTGTTGCTCAGGATCTTATAAGTCTTGGCTTTAATCATCAGAAGGAGCATGATCAAATACTCCGTCAGTTGAATGATCGCACTATTAATGAATATTATGGTAAGTACTAATATGTGGCAATACACTGAAGAAGAAAAAGATTTTTTATCATAATCAAATCAAAAATTAGGCGGGTTCTTCCCGCCTTTTTTATTATAAATAGTTAATTATAAGGAGGTATAATATGAATATAGAACAGTTAAGAAAAGAACTTGAAGTGGATGAAGGAGTTAAATATGAAATATATAAAGATCACCTTGGTTACCCTACCTTTGGCATTGGTCATTTGGTTATTGATTCTGATCCAGAACATGGACAAGAAATTGGAACTCCTGTATCAGAAGATAGAGTTATCGAAGCCTTTGACAAAGACGTACAAATCGTGCTCTCAGATTGCGAGCGATTGTACAATGACTTTAATGTCTTGCCAGAAGAATGCAAACTAATCATTGCTAACATGATGTTTAATATGGGAAGACCGCGTCTATCCAAGTTTAAGGGTATGAAGGCTGGAGTAGATTCAAAAGATTGGAATAAAGCCGCAGATGAAATGATAGACTCTGCATGGTATAGACAAGTACCAAATAGAGCAGGTAGACTTGTTAAAAGAATGAGAGCATTAGCATAATGTCAGATTTAGATTTCGATTTTGGTTTTACTGCTGTAACTGAAGATGAGTTAGAAGCAGTACAAAAAACTAAAGTATCAGCAGAAGGCGCTCAAGAAAAACTTGATAAGCTTTATAATGCAATCACACCGCTATTAACTAACTTAAAGAAAAATCCAGAAAAAGAATATATTCTTTGGCCAAACAGGCTGGAGAAAGTAGAAGCATTTGAAGATCATATTCAGAAAATTTATTTAAAATAATCCTTTACTTTTACTAAAAACTATGGTATAATATAACTACAATGGAAAATTTTAAAACATTTTTATTAGAAGCTCAAGGAAAAGGTTTAACGATCTTTGATATTGATGAGACTATGTTTATAACCAAAGCAAAAGTAAAGGTGGTTAAAAATGGTAAAGTTATTAAGAAACTTGATAACCAAGAATTTAATACTTATAAGAAAAAAGCTGGAGAAGAATATGACTTCGGCGAATTCAAAAACGCCGAAGTATTTAAGCGGACGTCAACGCCAATCGCACGAATGATTAACAAAGTTAAGGCAATATTGAAGAATGCTACAAGAGCAGGATCAAAAGTTATTATCGTAACTGCAAGGCCTAACTTTGATAACAAGAAAACATTTCTAGATACATTTAGAAAACAAGGGATCGACATAGATAAAATCTATGTTGAACGTGCTGGTAACTTAGGTAGTGGACCAGCTGCAGACAATAAAAGAGTAATATTTAAAAAATACTTAAATCAAAATATATATAAAAGAATAAGACTTTTTGATGATGCTAAGTCTAATCTTAAAGTTTTTTTATCATTACAAAAAGACTACCCGGATGTTTCATTTGAAGCATTCTTGGCAAAACCAAATGGCTCTGTTTCAAGAGTAAGATAAGGAGAAAAAATGAAATCGATACTGCACGCAATGGCAGTGGCAACACTGTCTTTGTTTTTTTGTTTGTCAGCGTACGCTGACAAGGTGAAAGTTGGATTTATATACGTAGGACCTATCGGCGACCACGGTTGGACTTACAGACATGATATTGGTCGACTTGATGTTGAAAAACATTTTGGTGATAAAGTAGAAACTATATACATGGAAAGTGTAAAGTATGGACCTGATGCCGAAAGAGCAATAAGGGCTATGGCAAAAGACGGAGCTGATATTATATTCGCTACATCTTTTGGTTATATGGAACCTATGTTAAAAGTTGCTAAAGAATTTCCAAATGTAAAATTTGAACATGCAACTGGTTACAAGCAATCTGAAAACATGGCTAGCTATGGTTTAAGATTATATCAAGCAAGACACGTTCAAGGAATTATCGCTGGAATGATGACTAAAACAAATAAGATTTGTTATGTAGGTGCATTTCCAATTCCTGAAGTAATTAGAGAAATTAATACTTTCTACTTAGGCGCAAAGAAAATGAATCCAAAAGTTGACATCGATATTGTATGGGTAAACTCTTGGTACAATCCACCTAAGGAAGCTGATGCTGCAGCGGTTATGATTGCAGAAGGATGTGACATGGTAGCTCAACATACTGATTCACCTGCACCTCTACAAACTGCACAGAAAAATGGTGTAACAGGTTTTGGTCAGGCTTCTGATCAAATAAGATTTGCACCAAAAGCACAGCTTACTGCTACTATCGATAACTGGTCTCCTTATTATATTGAAAAGGTACAAGCAGTTATAGATGGTAATTGGAAAACTGGAGATTACTTTGGTCATATGAAAGATGATGTCGTACAAATGGCGCCATTTACTAATATGCCTGTAGATGTTGAAGCATTTGCACAGAAAATTAAAGAAGGTATTACAGATGGTAAGTACTTTGCTTTCACTGGACCTATTAAAGACAACACTGGTAAACTTCAATTAAAAGATGGAGAGATTGCTAGTGATGCTCATTTAAATAGCATGATGTACTATGTCGAAGGCATAGACGCTACGGTGCCAAAATGATACCAGTAATTGATTTTAAAGGGCCTAACGTCCTCGATAAAATTAAAGAAGCCTACACGACTGTAGGCTTCGCTGTATTTACTGATTGCCTAACATCTCATGAGCAGGATTCAATGGAAGCTTGGTCGGAGAAAATGAAAGAATTTTTTACTTTATCTCTCGAAAAAAAGATGCAATACGCATATGAAGGTATTGAATCTAATATAGGTTACACTATGTGGTTAAAAGAAAACGTGGATCCTACCGCACCAAAAGATATGAAAGAGAGTTTTAATTATAACGATAAAAGAACTACAAACTGGCCAACAGAAATAAAAGATTTTAAACCATCCGCTTTAGAAAGTATTGATATAGCAGATAGACTTACACTTAATATATTAGAAAAATTTGATAATATAATGAAAAGCCGTACTGTTCTTGTTGATGCACATAAAGAAAACTATAGTACTACAAGGTTTATACACTATCCAGCATATGAAGGTGACATTGAACCAAAACAATTGAGAATAGGTGAACATTCTGACTACGGTACCATTACACTATTATGGCAGATTAATGATGTACCAGGGTTGGAAGTACAAGACTTAGAAGGCCAATGGCATCCAGTTCCTTATGCAAAAGATGGAGTCGTTGTTAACATCGGTGATCTATTACAAAGATGGACTAATGATTATTTTGTAAGTACAAAACATAGAGTTGTAAATT